TTACCTGCATATAGCATGGCAATCAACTCACGGAAGGCACTCGCCCATCCTAGCTTACTATCACTTACTACAATTGTAGAACTTGTTTTATGGAATGTCTCTGCTACTTCTGGTAGCTTATTGATGAAATTACGTTCTACACTAAAACCTACGCCTGTTCCACACATCAGTACATACATCAGCTCATCAAAAGCTCGTGGATGGTCGATATGCAAGTAACTACAGTTAAAGCCTGCTACGTTATCACGTTTCAACGCTTCACCTGCTGTCATCATACAACGCATAGAAGGCATAACTTCTAAAGCATTAATGGCATTCCAGATTTCTTGACCACTTTCGTCGTCTAACTGTTCCCTTTCTTTAAAGAAATCAACATAGCGACTACACGTTTCGTCCCATGTTTCTCTGCGGCCTTCATCCTCTAGCCATCGTGCGTATCTGCTTTTATGAATAAAACTTTGATACTGATCCATTATACCATTCTCTCCTCAATATTGGACACATTGTCCTTGCCTATTGCGTCATCGCAATATGTTACTAAATCCATCAACTCATAGTTCTTTAAAAGTACTTCTGCGTTTTCATTCAATTCTTGTATGTACTTGTATTTTCCATCAATAGGTATACAATCATAAATTGACATGGCATCGCCATACTGTTCTATAAGCTGTTGTGCTCTTTTCGGCCCTATGCCGTTAATACCTGGAACATTATCACCTTTATCGCCTGTTAGACACTTAAAAGAGATATACTCCTCAGGTTTAACTTCATAGTGTTCATGCCAGTTATCTACTGTTACCTCTTTTCGAGTAACGTAAGAAAATCTACTTACACCGTCCTGAATCAATAAGTCCCAGTCTCGGTCACTAGATACTAACCAGATATTTTCTAATCCGTAGTCTTTTCTACGCTTTACGAGGTGGGCAGCAAGATCATCTGCCTCTACACCTTTGTAGCGAAGAACTTCAAAGCTCTCTGATAGTAATTCTAATGTTTCTTCGTACTCTTCAAAGAAGTCAATAAATGCTTGCTTCTCTGCTTCAGTTTGTTCCGCATACTTATCTTTTCGATTCTGTTTGTACTCTGGTAATATCTCTTTTCGATAACTCGATGACCCCCAATCTGCTGTGATAATAACTTTACCACAGTTGTAGGATGTTGCTAGAGATTTTACTGTTTCTACATACTGCTCACGAAAATCTGTTCTGCCTTGATGTTTCCACCGAAAAGCTAAGTTTAGTGCATCTACTACGAGTACACCATCTTGGTTGCGTTCGTTAAAATTAAAAGCCACCTATCCACTCCGTCTTTTCTGTTTTTAACCAATCTTCTGCAAGTAGTACATAACAATTCAAAAAACGAATATAAAGATACTCTTCTGTGCCTTCCGGTTTGTTTTCTGTTACTACAAATACTTTGGATCGATCATATTTAAAGAATAGCATAGGCTTTTGATCGCCCCCTGCTGCTTGTATTACAATCTTCTTCCACCATCTGATAATGTTATTTGTTTTGGGTTGTGTAAATATTTTATCAGTCAGTGGTGATTCTTTATAATTTTTTACCTCTATACAATAATGATTTCTCTGATTAGGGACGTATAAGTCCCCTTTCAGATATTCAAGAGCACCCGAGGCAGGTACTCTCTCAAATTTCAGTCCGGTCGCTTCCCTCAGCATGTCCCTCACTAGGTACTCGCCTCTCGCTCCCTTCGCTCTCGAATCTACCATCTTCGTCCTCTTCTTTCTTGGGTTCTGATACTTTCTGATCCCAGTGATTTTGTTGTGCCCACCACATTCTTCGTCTACCTGCGCTCATCCCTACTCCAATACGCTAGTGTTTCCATCCTTGACTACTTCGATCTTCTCTAACAGTGGGTGTGACCAACCATGAGAAACTAGATAAGTATTCATATCTTCTCGTAGTAGAACTTCTACTATACGCTCCTTTCCGGCATCATCAAGAACACTAATAACTTCATCTAAAAACAATACATTGATTTTAGACTTAGATATACTACTCATTAGTCGACGAATAGCTATCAAAGTAGCAGTATTTACTCTAGCCAACTCGCCAGATGAAAGTGCTAGAATATCTACTACATTTCCGTTATCAGTAATTTGTACATTTAACTTATCATTAGAAACAATAAACTCAAGAGTAAACCTACCATCAGAGAGTTCAGCCAAGTACTCGTTTGCCAACTCTTCGAGTTCTCCAACTAGGTTTTCAATTTTGTAAGCAAGTAAACCGTTTGTACTAAAGGACTTCTTGAGAATCTCCAAGTCTGCCTCTAGTTTTTGGTTGCCTGCTAGTTTGCCATCGTATTCTTCTTGTTGTTCAACGAACTCTGCTGTCTGTTCTTGTATTACTTGAATACGAGTATTGAGTCTTGTTCGTCTTTCGTTCTCCGCTGCATTTTCTGCCAATTGGGTTCTGGCGTCTTTCAACTGCTTCGAACATTGTTCTATACTTGCATCAATCTCCGATTCTTCAAGTATATCAGTTGGCAGAGATTTGTCGTACGAGCGATATAAGTCTTCCCAAGTCTTTTGGTCTTTTTCATTTTGTTCAAAGATTGCATTATTCGCTTTAATCTCTTGAATTTGAGGACGAATCTTCATAGCTTTGCCATGAGCTTCATCCCGCTTCACGCGCTCCACTTCAATCATTGCTGTCTCCGCAGAAACATCAATAGATTGACCACAAGTAGGGCATTCATCAGAAATTTTCTCTAATTTATCCAAAGTCCGTTGAGCACCCGTAGCGACTGCTTGTAAAGACCCTAACTGCTCCTGTAAATCATCGTAAGAGTTCCAGACAACTGTACTAGAAGAGATCGCACCAATATCTATCTTATCGAGCATTGTTTTATACTGATTATTCTCTCGAATTTTTTTATTTTTTTCGGAGATATTTTCTTTTTCTGTCATCCAGTAACGGAGATCTTCTTCGTACTTGGATGTGTCAATTTCTAAATCTAACATGGGTAGTATGGATGTATCGGTCAACTTATTTGTTTCTAACCATTTTTCTACTGTTGCAAGTTTCCCTGCTATGGTAGAAGACGTATTCGATACTTCCCTAGATGCAGCCTTAAATACTTCGAATAACTCAACGTATTTTTCTAAGTGTAGAAGATCAATAAGAAACTTCTTACGGTTTGCATCTGTAGCAGTTAAAAACTGCAAACTCGCATTAGTATTTTGATATACTAACTGCGAAAAGGTTTTAAAGTCAACTCCGAGAATCTCTTGTAGAGTCTTGTACGTATTCGTAGCTGTGTGGCTAGAGATATCTGTACCATTCTTTTCTAACTTGACTTTGATATTTGTTTTGCGATTAACGGTGATCTGATAACTATCTTCATCTTTCGTAAAAGACAGAGAGATGTTATAACCGTCATTCACATAACGATTAGGAATGTCTGCTTTTTTGATACCCTTAGAGTTCTTGTTATACAGTGCTTCCTCAATGATTAACGGGATGGAGGACTTCCCCATCCCGTTAGTACCAAGGATTTGTGTAACAGTGTTATCGTCTAATTGTAACTCATTACCAGAACCATAACTAAAGCAGTTATCCCATCTCAATGTTTGTAGTGTAATCATTGTATGTTCCTATGATGTCTGGTATTTTATCAGGGTTAATTTCTAGTATGTACGTTAGATACTCTACTAGCTCCTCTTGCACGGACATATCTTTATCCATGATAAGAGATGCCTCTGACTTACGTTTTACTACTTTTTTATCTAGCAATTCTGAGTTCTTTACTCCGGCTAGATCTTGCATATCTCCTTCTACTTCATAGATCGTGTGATCAAAATCAGTAGGAGTCATATCTTCACTACTTGTAACTGTTTTACGAATTAACTGTGGTAATCTAAACTCTTCCCACATCCAACTCCAGTCCTGTTCGTTAATAAGCAAGTAACCTGTTTTTACTTTACTTCTATGAAAGGAAGTAGTCATAGGACTACCAGGATATACAATATTGCGTTGACAGTTGCTATGGGCGTGTAGGTCGCCTGCAAATACAACAGGGAAGTCTTCAAACAGGTCTAATTCGACTTCGGGTTTAACGTGTGGCGGTATTTCTCCTCTAACGTGAGTGAATAAAGGCCAGCTCGTATCAAAATGATCTATCGCACCTTTCTTATGCAAATCTGCGTAAGGCAGGATACTGAAACCTAAGTCATTGTCTACATAAGACACATCTACAATATGAATAAGAGGATTAATATCTCTACTTACTTGCTTTAGCTGAGTAAAGAAAGTCTTATTCTTCTTAGTAGCTTCATGGTTTCCATCATAAATAATAGTTGGAATCTTTACTCCACGAATAAACCTGAAGTAAAGTTCCAACTCTTCCATATTCGGAAGACGATCAAAGAGATCGCCCCCGATTATGTGCATATTACATTCTTTTTCTAGTTCATAGATCTGGTCAAAGAACATTTGATAACGGTTTGTAGCCCACTTTACTGGGACATTCTTCTGCCCCAGCTTGATGTGCCAGTCTGCCGTAAAAAGAATCATCCTACATTGAACTCCGCGTCAAGAGCTTCATCATCAGTCTCGTCACCGTGGTTACGAACTCGATCAAGCAACTCTTTCTGTGCGTCAGGAGTAGGACGGGTCATTACGTCATCCATAGACTTTAGATCAGCAATAGCTTCACGCTCTTCGTCTGTAAGAGCACGAGGCTTGCACTTGAGTGCTTGTAACTGATACTCTACGTTGTAAGGAAGAGGTCCAGTCTTAACTCGCTTGAAACAAATGTCCCAGCCAGTGTCAGGGTCAGTAGGATCACCTAGATCTTCTGCAGCAGTAATGATTTGCTCCCACAGCTTTTTCTTGAGGTTTACTACTTTAACTTCACCGTTGTCGATGCACTGAGTAGCGTAGCTCCAGCCACACTTCAGATCAGGGTAGTATTCACGAACCCAGTCTTTCTCGACGTTGTTGAATCGCTCAGAGTTTCTATCAAAAGATAGGCACTCCATAGGGATGTTTTTGCCATTCTCGCCTTGAATCCAGTAGACATAACGTGCAAGAATGTCGCCAACTACGCGCATTTTGTTGTCACCGTCTTTATACTGAAAAGATGAGATTGAGGATTTTTGGGCTCCGCCCGTTTGCTTATTGAATGATAATGCCATTAGTGTATAGTCTCCAGTTGGACTTCTTCATAGATGAACGTTATTTCGTCCGGTAATACTATGAGTAGCCTGTTATCGTTAATTTCTTCTAGAGGCACAGGACAATGTAGTGCGTCTAGCGTAGTTTTTTGTGTTGCAAAATAATCCGCTGTACTTCTAAGAGAAGCCAGTGCGTAATATATGCAAAGTTCTTTTTGTGTGTACTTATAAGAATTGTAAAGAAGCATTTCTCCATGAAGAAGAAAACTATCGCCTGTGAAGTCTTTATAAGAATATTTATAGATAGGGTCATACTTGTTACGTGGAACCTGACTCTTTACGAGCATATCCATTATCATGTTACAAGTAGCAATATTTCCTTGCGCCGTATCATAAACCTTCTTCCAATCAAATAAGAGCACTATTATACTTCCTTTTTACCATTTTGTCAAGAATTATTTTTTTAAAGGTATTTCATATTCCAACCCTGCTTCATATAGAATCCAACACGATTCGAGGCTTGTTTTCGAGCCGTATTTCCTTTCAGATGTATATCTATAATAACAGGATCAATCTTACCTTCTTTTTTCCGAATCACTCGCCCACAAAGCTGTGTCAGTAGTGGTTCATTGTTTACAGGGGTTGCCAGTATGAGACAACTTAGTGTATCTACTGATATACCTTCTGAGAAGATAGCTTGTGTTCCGTAAAGAACATTCTTATCCCCGTAGAGTATTTCGTCTACGAGTGTTTCTCTATCTTCATGCGATACTTCACCAGTAACGCATATTGATTTGTCTCCAGTAAGTTCGGAACAAGCCTTCAAAAAACTCACTCTATCACTTACTACTAAGACTTTGTGCCCTTTAGCGGCATAAGCTGCCGCAAGCATTGCGATTGTATGTCTATACTCTTCATCATTTGCTAGCTTTGTAA